AAGAGTTCAAGAAATTCAAAATTCTACTCAAAAAACACTTCCAGTTTTTCCACCTTATAATATCAAAAAAATTGATGAAAATAAGTATTCAATTGAAATTGCATTGGCTGGATTTACTAAAAATGAAATTGAGGTTGAATTAAAAGATAATCAATTAACAATTTCAGGTAAAGTAAATTCAGATGAACCAGAAAATTTCTTATATAAAGGTATTGCAAATAGAGCATTCAAACGTTCATTTGAATTGGCTGATACAATCGAAATTCAAGAAACAAAACTCTTGAATGGTATGCTTAAAATTTTCTTGGAAAATATTATTCCAGAACATAAAAAACCCCAAAAAATTGACATTGAAGAATAGTTCTTAAATAAATAAGATTGCTATTCACAAGGAACTGGTGTGAAAGCTCCAGTTCCTTTTTTTGTTGGAGAAATGAATGTCACAGAACTTTTTTATTGTTGAAGATAATTTTGAATATGCTGGAGACCATTTGATTATTGATATATTTAATGGCAAAAATTTAGACAATGAAATCCATATACATAGCACTCTTCTTCAATGTGTAGAAGCAGCAGAAGCAACTTTATTACACATTGATACGCATCAATTTGAATTAAATGGTGGTGTTTCTGGTGTTGCAGTTCTTGCAGAAAGTCATATCTCAATTCATACCTGGCCAGAAAAAAATTATGCTGCAATGGATATATTCATGTGTGGCAATTCTAAACCACAATTAACAATTCCTGTTATAAAAGCAGCATTTAAATCTTGGGATGTTAAAGTAACACAACTCTGTAGAGGAAAAATAATGATTGACAGTTGATTATTTTCGGTGTATAGTAATAACAATTACAATACTCTGAGGTAATTTATGCATTTCTATACAAACGTAACACAAAGACGAAATCGTATCCTGGTATGTGGATATGAAAATGGTAAACGATATAAAAATGAAATAAAATATAAACCATACCTTTTTGTTCCATCAAAAAATAAATCGAAATATAAAACTATCCATGGTAAACCCGTGGATAAAATCACATTCAATTCAATCAATGAAGCAAAAGAATTCTACAAAAATTATGAAGATGTAGATAATTTTGAAATCTATGGACTCAATAATTTTCCATATGTCTACATCTATGATACATTTAAAAATATTAAGTATGATACAAATCAAATTAAAACTCTTGTAATTGATATCGAAGTATCAACCGCAGATGGTTATCCTGATATAGAATCAGCTGGGTCAGAAATTACTGCAATTACTATGCTTTATGATGATATAACCTTCGTTCTCGGTTATAAGGATTTTGATACTAATGATTCAAATATCAAATATATTAAGTGTAAAGATGAAGTAGATCTATTACATAAGTTTATCAAAATTTGGTCTCATGATGTTTATCGTCCAGATGTCATTACTGGATGGAACGTGGAATTTTTTGATATCCCATATTGTGTCAATCGAATCGTAAAGATTTTAGGTGATGAATACGCAAAGAAATTATCACCTTGGGGTATTCTTGATCAAAAAACAGTTTCATTTATGGGTAGAGATAATCAATCCTTCAGTCCACTTGGTATTAGTGTATTAGATTATCTTCAATTATATAAGAAGTTTACTTATACACAACAAGAAACCTATAAACTTGATCATATTGCATTTATTGAATTGGGTGAACGTAAATTAGATTATTCTGATTATGGTTCATTGAATGCATTATATGAAAATGATCATCAAAAATTCATTGAATATAACATTCGAGATTGTGTTCTTGTAAAACGTCTTGATGATAAAATGAAACTATTGGATTTGGTTTATACAATTGCATATGATTCAGGTTGTAACTATAATGATTCATTAGCAACTGTTAAATCATGGGATGTAACTATTCACAATTATTTGATGGATCAGAATAAAGTTATTCCAAAGAAAGTTTATGAGAAAGCAAATAGAATACCAGCTGGAGGATTTGTTAAAGTTCCACAAACAGGAATGTTCGATTGGATAGTTTCCTTTGATTTAACATCACTTTATCCACATATCATCATGGGATATAATATTTCACCTGATACCTACAAATCTACAATTCAGGAAAAGTTTAATACACAACAACTATTAACAAATGGTATTGATAAGTATCATGATTATTTAGATGAAAACAATTTATCTTTTACATCTAATTCCTGTACTTATACAAAGGAATTTCAGGGTTTTTTGCCAGCATTGATGGAGGAATTCTTTTTAAAACGTAAAGAGTACAAAACTAAAATGTTGGAATTGAAAAAGACCTATGAAGTAACAAAATCTAAAAAATTAGAATATGAAATATCTAAGTATGATAATCTTCAGATGGCATTAAAAATTCGTTTGAATTCAGCTTATGGTGCACTTGCAAATGAATATTTTAGATGGTTTGATTTAAAATATGCAGAATCAATTACATTATCAGGTCAATTAACTATTCAATGGGCTGAACACAAAATGAATCAATATATGAATAATCTATTGAAAACAGAAAATATTGATTATTGTATTGCATCTGATACTGATTCATTATACATGAACTTCAATGAAATTGTTCAAAAATCTGGTATGACAGATAAAAGTAAAATTGTGTCTCTATTGGATAAATTTTGTGAAGAAAAGGTTCAACCATACTTAAATAAGATTTTTGATGAACTTGCTGAACATATGAGAGCATATAAACAGATGATGTTTATGAAACGTGAAGGAATTTCTGATCGTGGTATATTCATTGCCAAAAAAAGATATATCTTAAATGTTCACAATAATGAAGGCGTTCAGTATGATGAACCAAAATTGAAAATGATGGGTATTGAAGCTGTTCGTTCATCAACACCATCATCATGTAGAGATTCAATTAAAAATGCATTAAAAGTGATTCTACAAGGTAATGAAGATGATGCAATTGAATACATAGAAAATTTTCGAAATAAATTTAAAACATTATCCTTTGAAGAAATTTCTTTTCCAAGAGGAGTAAATAATCTTGACAAATATAAGGATTATGGTAATATCTATAAGAAAGGTACTCCAATTCATGTTCGTGGTGCCTTATTATTTAATCATCATTTGAAAAAACATAACTTGGAAAACAAATATGAAATGATTTTTGATAAGGAAAAAATTAAATTCTGTTACTTAAAATTACCAAATCCACTTCACGAAAATGTGATATCTGTTTCAAATAAGATTCCATCTGAATTCAATCTTGAATCATATATTGATTATGATTTACAATTTGAGAAATCTTTTCTTGATCCAATTAAAACGATACTTGATAAGATTGGATGGAAAACTGAAAAAACAAATAGTCTTAATGATTTTTTTACTTAGGAGAACTAAATGAGCCTAAAAGAACGATTGATCAAAAATTCAACAGTTAAAGAAACATCTACATTATCAAATTCCAAAATATTTGGTAAAAAGGATATGATTACTACACCTGTTCCAATGATTAATGTTGCATTATCAGGAACAATTGATGGCGGGTTTACTCCAGGATTAACAATGATTTCTGGTCCATCAAAACATTTCAAAACAGGTTTTACACTATTAATGGTGAAATCTTTTTTGAATAAGTATCCTGAAGGTGTGGTTCTATTTTATGATTCTGAATTTGGTTCACCACAAGATTATTTTGGTTCTTTTGAAATCGATACTGATTCTGTTATTCATACACCAATTACTGATGTTGAGCAATTAAAATTTGATGTTATGAAACAATTAAATGAATTGCAACGTGAAGACCAAATCATGATTGTGATTGATTCAATTGGTAATTTGGCTTCTAAAAAAGAAGTTGATGATGCATTAAATGAAAAATCAGTTGCTGATATGTCTAGAGCAAAACAACTGAAATCTCTATTCAGAATGATTACACCACATCTAAGTCTTAAAGATATTCCAATGTGTGTCATTAATCATACCTATAAAGAAATTGGTCTCTTTCCAAAGGATATTGTTTCTGGTGGTTGTGTTGTAGAAGATACTATGATTCAAACTCCAGATGGTCTGAAAGCAATTCAAGACTTTAAAGAAGGTGATATAGTAATTACCAAGTATGGTGAACAAAGAGTGAGTCATGTTTGGAATCCAGAAACTCTCGATGATGGTAATCCTGAATGCTATGAGATTGAATTTGAAGATGGCTACAAAGTAATATGTAGTGCAACGCATAAGTTCATCATTGATGGTGAATGGGTTGAATGTAAAGACTTGATTATAGGTATGGATGCTGAAGTAATTTAATTATCAGCACTATAGTAAGGTTCCTAAAAGTATAAATAGTATTGTTGAAGTACTATAACAACTTAAAGGAACCTTACATGAACTATTTATCAATTTACAATTCTTTGATTGCTAAAAGAAAAACTAATATATTATCAGATGATATTTACGGCGAATTGCATCATATAATACCTAGATGTCAAGGCGGTGACGATTCGCCAGAAAATTTAATAAGATTGACTGCCAAAGAACATTATGTTGCACATCATTTACTTTATAAACATTACAGAACATCTTCATTGGCACACGCATGGTTTTCAATGCTAAGATGTAGTTCGAACCAAAAAAGATTTTTCACTGCAAAGCAACACGAAATATCAAAAAAAGCACTTATAAAGACATTGAAAGCGACTATGAAAGGCGAAAACAATCCTTTTTACGGCAAAACACACTCTGAAGAAACTAAAAAGATATTGTCTGAAAAGATGAAAAAATGGTATGAAGAACATGATGTACCACAGGAACGAATTGCTAATTGGATTGACAAGGTTGCCAAAAAACCTGCATCTGATAAACAAAAAACGGCCGTAAGTGCAAGTAATAAGGGTAAGATTACAATTAAGAATATCAACACGGGAGAATGTATAAAGGTTGACAAATCCAAAAAAAAATTATATGATGAAACTGTTTGGAAAAATCCTGCTGCAATATCACAAAAACAAGGGACGTGTATTCATTGTGGCGTAACATCTAATATGGGTAATATCAAGAGATGGCACAACGACAACTGTAAGAAAAAATAAAGTCAACATACAAGGAAACATATTATGAAAATTAAATCTATTACACCTGTAGGCAATAGACTCGTATATGACTTATCTATTGCTTCTGATGATTATGATATGCAACAATATGCATTTGAAAATGGTGTTATCTCTCATAACACAGGTGCATATTACTCGGCAGATACTATCTGGATTCTTGGTCGTCAACAAGATAAAGATGGTTCTGATATTAAAGGTTATCATTTTGTAATCAATGTGGAAAAATCAAGATATGTTAAAGAAAAATCTAAAGTACCAATCTCTATCAGCTGGGAAGGTGGCATCAACAGATGGTCTGGTCTCCTCGAACTTGCATTGGAACATGGTTCGGTTATTAAACCAAAACAAGGATGGTATTCAAAACCAGGAGAAGAAAAATCATATCGAGAAAAACAAATTATCAATGATAAAGAATTTTGGATTGATATTTTCAAAAATACTGACTTCAGTGATTTCATTCAAAAGAAATATCAAATAGGTTCAACAAGTAGTATGATGGATTATGATGAGGTAGAATGATTAATGAATATTGATAACATTTTCGTGAACATCTTGGCTCATGATGAACTGAATGTTGATAATACTAATATACTTGATTTTTGTGAAAAATTGCCAAATAATGATTCTGGAAGACAGGTCTCAAATGAAGGCGGATATCAAAGTAATATTTTTGATATGTCAACAACCG